GCCGTTCGCGCCTAGTGAATAATCTACGCCGTCATAGGTCATTGTTGTGACATCGTAAGGCGTAGACAGGCTGTACTGATAAACTGTTCCATTGCCACCAAAAGCCGGTATACCACTCAGGTAAACCTTGGTTCCGCTAGCATTAAAGCTGCATCCTCCTCGCGGAAGTGACGTTTGGGCTGCAATCGAAGGGCTAAACGTGTAATCATCTATATCTGCTACCGCATTCAAGCTCCAAAACGCATTAGAGCCGCCAGTCAGTGCCCCCCCTACCCCCACCTCCATGTCCAATTGAAGCTTGTCAACCGTAAAGCGGTCACCGTCATTTTGCACTTGGGGAAATTGGAGTTCAGCAATTAAAGGCTCGCCATCCTCATCATAAATATCTAGCGACATTTCATAGAGTTTGCCGTTATATAAATCACCGGCAATGTGCTTTCCGTAGGCGTTGGCATAGAAGCCTAATCGACAATTGTCTAGCTCATAGGATTGGCGCTCATGCCACAGGCCCGTAGCCGCATCGTAGACATACGTACCGGCTTTTTGGCTGACCGTTTTCTTCGGCACATTGAGCACAAAGAACTGGTGACCCTCATCGACGTATGACCATGATGTGGCGTTAGTCCAGTCCCCTTTTGAGATGGCATTTTCGATGGCGTGAGTGCTTATCCGTTCAGGATTAATACCTGTCAGCCTGCGCACCATGCCTTCGTTATCAAGCCATACTACGGACTCGTCGACCTTCTCCACTGCCCATCGAGCACCTAAGCCCTGCTCGATAACCGAGCCTTGAGCGCGGGCAAAAGGGAAATCTGCATTGCCGGCGTTAAACCATATTTCGATGGACTCTTCACCGAACAGTAATAATTCTGAGTGGTCTGCAAAAACTCTTAGCAGAGAGTCTGGGTAGCGCTCCGCTGTTGCAAAATCAAGCGCATCATAGGTCTTGCCGTCGAGCAAATCAGAGATAAAGAATTGACTTTTTTGGCTTGGGTTACTGTTATTAAAAACAAAGAAACCGTCGATAAACGTTACCGTATCGGCACCTGGAAAATCAGTATCAGATATTTCCGATAGGCCGTTTGTCGTGTCGTATATATAACCTTTGGCGCCAGATACGATGCAGAGTTGCGTGCCATTATCAGCCATGCCAACGCGGCCGCTACCTGCAATAATGCCCAGCTCCGTAGGTGCGCCAGATGAGTTAATGCTGTAGAGCTTTGTGCTGGCCACAACATACAGCACGCCATCATCAACAGTGCGATATACCCCGCGAATTAAGACACGCCCAGTAATTTCAGCGAACTGTATAAACCCAGGGGTTCCATGTAGAACCGCTGGAGATTTTGATTTAGCCGGCGCAACTTCAGCATACATATTGATCAGCCGCTCAGCGGTTAGCGGGACTGATCGGCCCTTGCCACGTCCCGTAGGAATATCAATGCGCATTAATTTAGGTACCCGTATATGTAGCCGTTATTGGGATTAAAATAAGGATCAAGTGCAGGGTCGGTCTTGGCAGCACTTGGATCACAGTAGTAATTTTGTAGTGCTGTAAAGCCTGCATCAGCAATAGCGATCACCTCAAGCGAGGCCGTCACGCCATATTCTGGCGCTAAATAAATAGCGAGGTTGTAGGCAATTGGGTCTGTGTGATTTTCGGGATACGCCAAGGTATCGCCAATTTTTAATTCAACATGATTCAGCGGTATGCTCTTTAATTCCCAGCTAGACAGCATGCTATTTAGCGCATCGAGCGCGTCGGCAAACTCGTCATGTTCAGGGGTTTCACCAGACTCCGTGACCGCCAGCAATCTAAGCGCTCTTTTAACCACTTTTTTAACTGTTGCCATAACAAAACCTCCATAGAAAAAGGGGGCCGAAGCCCCCTCTTATTTTGCCGATCTTAACCGTGGCCGTGGCCAGCGAAGAACGGATTAAGCACCGCGTAGGCAGGGCGTAAATCAAAACGAACAATGTTCTTGTTCGCGTCACCGTCTGCGTACTTAGAACAGCGCAACTGCAACCCGTCTTTACTCATACCCAAGGTATCAGTTGAGTGCAGCTTCTTAATGGGCACAGAGCCTATTGAGAAGGCGTTCTTATGGAAGAACAGGTTAGGCTGAACAATCGTATCAGCCGCGCCCAGAAGGGTTACTACGTCACCAGAAATCGGTGCAGACGCTACAGTGTTGTAAGCCCCGCCCGCTTCAAAGATGGCCGGACCAGTAACAACCAATGTGCCTGCTCCCGCGCCATCGAGCGTAACGTCAGCCGTGACAGTGCCGACAAACAGCACGGGGGCGCCGGTCTCGTCCAGGATCTGCTTGCGCGTTGCCAAGTTGAGGCGATTGCGCCCAGTGATCTGAATGCGCTCACCTGCAGCAATTACCGCGTTAGCACCCAAACCTGCGACCACTAACTGCTGGGTCATAGTGTCTTTTGCGCCAACATAAGTAACTACTGGGTTAGCCGACAATGTACCCGCACGATCCGCCGCCGCGTCCGTGGTGTAGTTAGCCAGCGTATCCGCAGTCATGACTTTCATGCCCGCAAAGTCACTAGCGATAGTTGCATTGTCGTTAGATGACTTAATGTCCGACCCTGCCGCACCGCCAGCGCCGAGGCTTCGCTGATTGCTAGCCAATTTACGCTGAGTGTAAGAGTTAACGAAGTAGCAGTTGCGGCCGTCCTTTGGAATACCGGTTGAATCCAGCACTGCACCTGCCTCAGCCACATGGTCCCACGTTGTTACTGCGGTACCTGGCGTACCCGCCAATAGGGCGCAATTTTTCATTGCAAAGGAAGCGAAGTCCGTTTCCAGATCGGTCACGATGCGACGACCAATAGCCGCGTAGAACTCGGGCAAATCATTACCCATTTTCAGCGCTTCATCAGCCTCGTCATAGTCGATATCGACGGTAATGTAATCTTGCACAGTACCGACCGCGTTACCGCGCACGATATCCGAACGACCCAGACCGCTGATATCACCTTTAGCCGTCCGCTTAGTGGCGTAATCAGTGGGGCGCTTGAACAGCACTGTCTCACCCGAATCGGGATTGAACTTGCCGTCTAGTGCCTGTGTGTTTACGTTTTTTGATACCACTCGTGCGCACTCAAAAGCATCTAAAACGCCTTTGGCGAGCTTGGTGGTAAAGTTCTTGTCGAAATTGTTAGCCATGAGAATGACTCCTTAGATTAGTCAAATGTTGCACCTCCGAGAAACTTGTGTTCGTCCGTCGAGGCCGGAGCCGGAGCGCCTTTCACGACGGGCTTAACGGGTGCTGGTGCAGAAGAAGGTTTACTTTGTGATGGCGCCGTTAAACGCGCCTCTAACTTGCCGAGTTCTAATGCGGCACTGACTGGCGAAAGACGAGAAATACGACTTGCCTCTTTAGGGTTTTCACCCAAGTGATAAAGAAGCTGTGGTCCATGATCAGACTCTAAAAGCACGTCTCGCATGGCATCACTCACCTGAAGATCAGGGTCGTGTGCTACGTCGTAGTAGTCGTCTTTTGTTTCACTGAAGGCGTCGGCGCGCTCGCTGTATGATTTGATGCGTTCTTGCTCTGACTGCGCTTGCTGAGCTACCTGCTGCTCTGCAGCTTTTTGAGCATCTCGTGCATCGGCGTAGGCAATTGCCCACTTCGCCATTTCTTGCGCATACTTAGCGTCATCAAAATCCACGCTCTCCTGTGTTGGAGGGAGTGGCAGATCTAACTCCGGCTCTGCTGTTTCATTGCCGGCGCTCGCTTGCTTTTGCTTTTCCAGTGCTTGTTCGCGCCAATAGTCACGTTCCCGCTGTGCCTCGCGCATTTCGTAAGTTAGTTTTCCGATTCGTTTTTGGGCCCCTTTGGGCTTTGCGGTAGAGTCGTCGACAGTCGCATCATTGTCCTCGCCACCATCTGCGTCTTCATCTGCTTTTGCGTCAGGTTCTTTGGGGTCGGCTTCAGGTTCGGCTGCTTTTTCACCGGGGTTATCGGAAGTTGCCGATTCTTCCTTATCTTCTTCGGCTGGTGCGGCGTCCTGATACTCGCCGTGGATAATGTCAACGCTGGTCAAGTCTTCTTGTACATCAGCTACTTCAGGGTTTTCATTGCTCATTGCGGATAACTCCGTGGTAAAGGCGTTGCGAACCGCGCAACGAACGGGCATAAAAAAAGGCCCCCGAAGAGACCTTTAAATGCGGTTAAAAATTGTTTGTGTTACATCAAATCAACAGCGGCGCTTATGTCATCGCCCAGCGTTGTTGGCTGGCCATATGACCACTTATCAACTAGCTCTGTAGGTGCGCGAGGCAGAAGAAAATCAAGCCCAGGTTTGCTTTCAGTCCAGTCGTTGTAGGCAGCAAATTTGTTGGCCAGATCGGCTAAGAATTGGTGTTCGACAGGGGCGGCTTTGCCTGTTGCTTGGGTCTTCCTGTCTCGGCCTCGCAGCTGACGCCATTTGTCTTTTTTGCTTTCCCTGCGCTGACGAAATTCATTTGCTGACGCCATGGCTTGATCGGGACTAAACAGCATACTGCCGCCAACCAGTGCCGGAGCTACACCAAACTTAACGATCTGCTCAGATCTAGGGACATCCTCCGTGGTCCAGGGCGGGAGCAACTTGCGCTCCTCAGGGCTCATATTTAGACGGCCTTGAACATTGCGTGCCTCAACTTCACCGGCCAGCTTTCGGTAGTACTGCTGTCGCCCGTAGTCTGAATCTGCAAGACGGGTTGCATGCTCTAATATCTCGTATGGGTCGGCATTGGCATTAGCGGGCATGCCTTCCATGTTCCGCACTAGACTAGCTATGTATTTCTGTCGCTCGCCCGAGGGGTAGACCGCCGGTACGCTGCCACCTTTAGCGAAACCCTCAAGCTCTTGAATTACATGCTGATTTTCGTGGGCCAAGATTGACAGGTTGTCGGGGTTTCCAGGCTTGATTGTTGCCTGCCCTGTCTGCGGGTTGAAGCTGCCAGAAACGCTATCGTCAAATCCGATTTGATTCTTATAGTTAACTGCATTGATGTCTGTGTGCGGATAACCCTGAGACAACGCGGAATTTTCGAGCACATCAGCCTGCATGTAACCCTCACCCCTGGTAATATCGCCAAGGCTTTTGTAAATATCTTTTTGCCGCTCTTTTCTGTAATCATCAACAGAGTTGGTAGCGTCCATAAACTCCATTTCAAGCTTAATTTCATCGTCTGGCAGTGTTCGGTAATCGTTTAACTGCCTTGTCAGCGCCGACCCCTCAGCAGAGCTTAAATTTGCTCTTGTGGGCTCGTTATAAATCATCTGACTGTCATCAACTTCAAAGCGCCATGCGTCATCGGCACCCTGAAACCAGCCTGTCTCGTCAAAGATCTCATCTTTAGTGGCGCCAGTGTCTTTCATTTTTCGCGCAATTTCTAAAGCAGCTTTGTTTGCCATCTTAGCGGTCTGGCCGAGAAAGCTGGCCTCAGCATCCTCTCCCTGCATTAGCGCGCCAGCACCAACAGTTGCGCCGGCTACACCTGCCATCAGATTAGGCGAGCCTTTTTTGGCGGGGTCGAAAGCGGCGTTTATGCTTCTAACTCCAGGACCTCCGAGAAGCTGAACAGTATTTGAAAACTCGTCCGGCTGTGTAACCGACGAAGCCCCTCCAAGGCGTGCAATGCCCGCTCTAAGCTTCTGAAGATCCGCATACCTGTCGTCATCAAGAATACTCGACGGGATGTCATCAAAGGTTGCCGCATAGTTAATGTATTCATCTACATCAACGTCAGACCCAAAGTGCCGCCTAACTAAATCAGATGCCTCTCTTGGGTTTTTACTGTAAGTCGCAAATATGTCGGCATCACTAAACGGCTCGTCACGTAAAAGAAACTCCTGGGTGTTGGGGTAATATCCGGCTCTATCGTCAGGAAGAGAAAAAATCCCCCCAAATCTGCCTTCGGAATGTATTTCCTCTATCGGCTCTATGCCTGGGGACTCATGTATATAGCTGGTATCAGTATCAAACCCCATTTCTTTAGCGCGCTGCATGCGAGCCTTTTTGCTCATATCCAACGCGCTCGCTAACTTAGACAGCTTACCCATTAGCTTGCAAAATCTCTGTTACGCCTGTCTCTATAGCGTCGTTCTCAATCTCCTGCGCCTCGGCTTCAGCTAGATCTTTTTCAGTCTTTGCTTTAACAGCGCCAATATCAGCTTCTTTTTTGGCTTTATCCAGCATAAATAGCTCTTGAGCCATAGCCTGCTCCATCTGCTGTTGTTGCTGCTGTTGCTGCATTGCCTGCTGCTGTTGCTGTTGCTCTTC